CCACTATCTTCTGCCGTCTGGTTTAATATCTAATCTGGTAGCTCCTAGTCTCCAACCTACGTTATCGTTACCGTCTGAATCGTCATCTGACTCTACTCTAAATACAGCTTGACGACTTCTTGCCCTAAGACTAACTTGTCCAGTTGAAGATCCTATAGAAGACGTAGAACTGGTTGATAGAGATTCTCCAGGGTTATTCCTAGTCTTTAAAACAAGATTTACTTTACCTGAGTCTGAATTAGCTAAGAATTTTAAATCTGGGAACATTCTTTGTATGTAAGCAAACTGCTCTCCTTCGCCCACCTCAAAGTCTGAGCTTTCTATAAATACGTTAGTCATAGGACTACCATCATCATTAAAGCCGTCTTCTTGTTCAAATAAATAACCGTTATAAGTAGCTCTAGGGTAATTTTCAATACCACTATCAAGCCAAGCGTGTCTTTCTAATTGGCCGTAATACCAAACCTGGTCTTCGTAGTTATAGATAACATATCTGTCTATTTCTGTTGCACTTCCTGAGCAATAGAACCAACCAACTTCAGACTTTTCAGTAATAGTAAACGCATGTATTTTAAATGATTGGCTTAAATTAATATCGCTATATACGTAATTATGAACGCTACAAGGTATCTTCTGTACGCTACCTGTATATGCGTAAAAGTTTGTTGAAGACATCCAATAAATAGATTGAGCTGAAGTAATAACCGCTTTTGGTCCTATAAGGCCAGTACCCTCGTTAATAAGGTTAACTGCAAATGTAAAAGGTGGGCCAACAAACTGCATACTGTATAAAGCAGTATCAGTCCATATAAGTATTTCCTGTCTAGATTTTGTAGCTCCAATAATAGAAGATCCAGATGAAAGTCTTAAGTCTCCAGCAGTATTAGTAATTAAAGGTTGGAACTCCAAGTCATTTTCTTGGTCGCTAAAGGATATAAGCATCGGGTCTATAACGCCTGTCCTTTCTCCTCCTGATACTGAGTCTGAACCTAATACAATTAAATGCCTATCTTTTTCGGAGGTAATAACTTGTAAACCTACTGTTGGTACTAAGTTAGCCCCAGAAACAGTAGAAAGGTCTACAGCTCTTGTTGTAAGTCCATCATTTTCTACCCATCTATATATACCGCCAGCCCTAGGGTTTATTATAAGGTTTTCTCCAAAGTGATCATGTGTCCAAAGTCTTAACTGGTTAGTAGCAGATAAAGCAGTAGTAGAGCCAAAAGTTCCTTCACCCCAAGTACCAGAACTCCAACCAGTACCAGTAATATAAACATCTAAACCTACATTTACTTGGTAAACCCCGTCAACATGATTACCACCATCTCCGCTATCAGAACTGTTTGCTGTAACTTCGTTTCCAGAGGTATCTTTGGCTACAAAAGTGTATGTATTAGTGGTAACAGATGTTATTTGATATTCTTGATTTAATACTTCTGCTGTTACTAGTCCACCTAAACTTACAGCTCCTGAAAAAGTAACAAAATCATTTATAACTGAACCATGTCCATTATCTGTTGCTGTTATAGTAGAGCTGCCATTAGTAGCAGAAAAATTAACGCCATTATTCGTAGTCTTTCGTATGGGGGTAACATCTGAGTAACTGTCTCCTTCTCTAATATAATATTTCCAGGTAGTTCCTACTCCTAAATACTTAGTACCTCCTAAAGAGTTCCAAGCATGTAAAGCCCTGGCAGTTCCTAAAAAACTATTAGAACTATCTTTTGACCAACCGCCAAACTTTTCTGGTCTACCTTTTCTAAAACGTACAAGATTTACGTCAAACCAACCGCCTGTATTGTCGTATTCAGTACCTTCTCTGTTGATACCTGGCTTAAATAAAATCTTGCTTAAAGGCATTAGTTATACCTCATGCCATTCTTTGCCTTCAAACAAAAGGGCTTCTGCTTCTCTTCTTCTAATAAGTCCTTGTAAAACCTTACCACCTGCTTTATTCCAACGTTTTATTTGAGCTGGAACATCATCAAACTCTTTATTGTTTAATACTTTTAACATAGTAGAAGCTTTTAAGTTAGCTGGTCCTAGGTTAAATACCCAAGATACTAAGGCATCAAATTGATTTTGTTTTAAATCAACAGTTACTGCATCTTTTATATAACCTTCATATTCTTCCATTTCATGTAAAAGTAACTTATCTGCTTCTTCTTGAGAAATGGTATCGCCTTCTTTAACGCCTTTGGTAGAGCCATATCCTATTGTTAAAACTCCTGCTGCACATTTATATGCTTCTAGTTCACATCCTTCAAACTTTTTAATTAAGGATAATCCTTCTTGAGATATGTTCATATTAGTAATCTCCCCATACTTTTGCTTTTTTGCCGCCGTGGTATTCAACTGCATGTCCTTCTTTAATGAGGATCTGGCAAATATCTTTACCATCTTCTGTATAAGGGATACCAAGTATTCTGCCATATTTACCTTTTCCTAATGACTGTATTTTAAATTTACCACAACAAAGCTCCTTTAGTCTTTCTTTTGCTGCAAGACCTAATTTTTTTTCTGCTAAATCTCTAGTTCTAGATTCTGGAGTATCAATACCGTGAAGACGTACTCTTTGTTTATGTAATTTAACATCAAATCCAAGGTCTAACGAACAGTCGAAGGTATCACCGTCGACTATTCGTTCCAAAATAGCGTTATATACAAACGCGTCTGGTGCCTTAGCCATTATTTATCCTTAGCTTTAAGAATGTTTAATGCAAGTAAATCTATAAATTTATATAGTTTACCAATCCAAGCGTCGTCTTTAGGTGTTGGAGTGACTGCAGCTATAATTGAACTAGCAGTTACAATCGCTGTTACCCACATCACCATATTGCTTATAAAATCCATATTATCCTCCCTTGAATATTAATGGTTTATTGATTTTAACAGATTAATTATCGTTTTTGCTAACTGTTACTTTTCTATAATAGACAACTACTTCAGTCAGTTCATTAATATAACGTTTTAACTCTTGCATGTTATAAGCCATCAACTCATAATCTGGTACTGACATAGCAACAAATACTACCTGCCCTTGATCTTTTTCTATTTGAATTAAAAAATCTTCTATATTCTTATTAGATACAACATACCAGTAGGGATCTTTTAAATCTATTTCTCTAGGCATAATAGGTTGCACTATAGTTCTTTCTATAGGCTTTGATACAACCTCTACCTGTTTAGTTGGTAACAGACTGCAACTGCAAGCCATCATCAAGACTGTCAATGTTACGGCTGTCTTCTTCAATGCTATCAAATACATCTTTTGTTCCTTTGTTTATTCTGGGTTGTATTAGTCCAGGTTTAGCTGCTGCTAATCTGGTTAAATCGTGACGTTTAAATATGTCAAGGTACCTTGACATCTCTTTTTGTATTTCTTGATTTCGACTCTGCAGATCCAACAAACTACCCGTTTGTAAGGCAAAATCATTTTGTAGTGATTCTATTGCTAGCTTTTGTTCTGCATCTCTTAATTCAAAGGCTTGATTAAGAGCTGATAGGTTAGAATTTTGTTTCCATAAAACAAAACTAAATAAACTTAAAGCAACTATAATTCCTATTAACACTTTACTCATCTTAAATAGTATACACTTTCAATGCTTTCTTCTTTCCCTTAACGTACATTTTTTTACAAAACGTAGCTTCTGGTACTTTTTTACGCGTAGATTCTCCAATTAATAAATCAACTCCAGCTTCTTTAGTAGCTGACTCTAACCTTGCAGCTGTATTAACAGCATCACCAATAGCAGAATAATCAAATCTTGTATCTGATCCCATATTGCCAATAATAGCTTCTCCTGTATTTACACCTATACCTATTGCTATTGGCTCAGGTAATTCTTTTTGTAACATGCGAATTGCTGTTCTCATATCTCTAGCGCAGGCGACTGCACGTTGTTCATGTTCATCTAAATCTAGAGGAGCGTTAAAGATGGCCATGCATGCGTCGCCTATAAATTTATCAACCATACCTCCATGTGCTTGGATACATTCTACTTGTACGGTAAGAACTTTATTCATTATGTCAGTTACTTCTTCTGGTTTTAGTTTTTCAGATAAATTTGTAAACCCCCTGACATCTGTAAATAAAAAAGTACAGATTCTTTTTTCTCCACCAAGTTTTAAAAGTTCAGGATTTTTTTGTAATTGTTTAACTTGTCTTGGATCTAGATAATGTTCAAACTGTTTTTTAATTTGCTGACGCAATTTAAACTGTTTTCTAAAGTTTATATAGAAGGCAATAGCTGCAGTTATGAATTGAGATACAAAAGTCCAAGAAAAATCTATTAAATACCCTTTTTGAATGCTAAAAACGCCTGAGAAGGCTGTAGTTAACAGTAAAATTACAGCTATACTTACGCCCTTAGTTATACCAAGAAAATTAATTACAAGCCACGTCAGAGTGACAAAAATTCCAAAAATTAAAATTTCCGCCGCTAAAGCCCAATCAGGAATTTTTGGAGAGTTTTTTATAAGAATTGACTCAGATAAAGCTGCTTGAATTTTATGTGGCTCCAATAATCCAGACGGAGTTGCAACTTGAGACATAATTCCATTAGCGGTTACACCAACAAAAACAAACTTACCTGCAACATTCATTTCTTTTAGATTAGTTTCTGGTGTATCTACCCAACTAATCCATTTACGACCTAGACTATCTGTTTTTACTGGTGATATTCCTCTGACTGATATCTCTTGTATACCATTATCATTTGTAGTGATAATGTAAGTTCTTGCTCCTGTTAGTGCTTTTAATACTTCTGTACCAAAAGCAGGAACATATCCATCTGGTGTTTTTAATAATAATGGTATTCTTCTAACTAAGTTATCTATATCGGTGGGTGCAGTTGCGATTCCTTGTGATGATTTGTCTTGCAAGATTTGAATATTTTGTACTACGCCTTGAGTCAACATTCCTCCAGGATTGTCTCCCTTAATAACTGTTCCAGTAGTTTTTGGATATTTACCGTTAGGAGTTTCAAACATAGCCAGTACGGATGGTATGTATTCAAGCGTCGTAGCAAATGTTTCATCACCACCCATACGATCAGCTTGAGGAAAACTTATTACCCAACCAACTCCAATAGCTCCTTGATTAATAAGATCAACTTGCATCTGAGCTAAGGTTCTTCTTGGCAAGGGCCATCCGCCTTCGTTAGCAACATCTTCTTCAGTTATATTAAGTATTACAAAATTACCAGAAGGTTCTGGAGTTGTTACAAATGTATCAAATATTTTTAACTTAAGTATTTCTGTAGGGGTGCTTTGAAATATTAAAGGTAGTGATAGTAATATAAGTATAGGTAATAATAGTCTTTTCATTAATCACTTTGAGTGATAGTAATAACGCTGTCACTCCCTCCATTTACCTTGATAACATTTGATATGCCATCTTGTATGAAGATAACAGTATAAGATGTACTACCATCTAAGTCTAATTGCACAGACTCGTTTACCTGTCTGCGCAGACTAATAACATTACCTGTAATAATTGTAGTTATTTGAGTATCAGGATCCTTACCTAATAAAGTACCACTTACTTGAGTGCTAGTTGCTTGAGCTAGTGCATCTTCTTCTTCTGCTATAGCTAGTGCATCTAATACATTAAGCAGATCTTCAAGATAATTTACATCTAAAAAGTTAATATCAAGCTCTGTAAACTCTAGGTCATCTTCACCTAAATAATCAACATCTAAGTAATCAATATCAAGCTCATTAAAATCTAATATGCTTTCTTGTTTAGCAGATACATCTTCTTCGTAGGTTATCTTTTCTTCTTTAGGAGGCGTAACAATTAACATGTTATCAATAATATCTAGACTAAGATCAAGGATTACAGGCTTGCTTGGAGATGACTCAAAAACACTAACAGTTGTAGCTTGATATGGTTTATTAAGAGTGACAGTACCCATAGCTGTAGTTACCAGTATCTCGCCACTAGATAAGCCTAAAGCGTCTGGTAATAGTATTATAAGACTGCGGCCTAACTCATCTACTGTAGCTGTAAAGTCCGTACCTCTTATTGCTATATTGGCTGTAGGAGTTTTAAGAGTAATATTTTGTTTATCTATACGGTTTAAATTGCCAGTAATAAAGCGTGCTGTCCCAAGACCAAAGGTAATAGCCATTTTAGATTTGCTTGGATCAGGATCGTAAATGTATTCATCTATTAATAATTGTGAGTGTTCAGTTAATTTTACAACAGAGTCATCAAGAAATGTTATAGCCATTCTGCCATTAGTAGTTATGGCTTCATCATTACTTTGTATAGCAAACTTTAAGTTTGCATCGTAGGGCTTGTCTCTTACTATTTGGGCTGAACCGTTTAGTTCAGAGATGTCTCCAATATCAACAGCTTGTGCTTGTACCTTGGTCGTTTTGAACGACACAAACAGTAGAAGCAGAAGTGCCAGAGATTGA